CCCAACATTCCCTTTGGACCACCAAGTCCTGCAACAGCACTAGCAGCTGCTTCTTTCATTTTTGCAGTAATTAGTAGCTGAGTAACTAGAATCAAGCTACCAATGGCTCCAGAAAGTTGGAACAGAATTCCACCAATTTCTCCTACAGTACCTCCGAACATTGTCATAACACCAGCAATACCAGCTACTGCAAATGAAGCCCCCTGAACCTTATTTGCAAAATTAGTCATAGATCCGATTGCCATATTAGTTACTCTGTTAGTAGCTTCTTGTCTAGCTGCTTGTTGTTTTTCAAATCTAGTGGCTGTCATATACTGTTGTGATTTTTCATCAAACTTTATTGTTCCGCCAGAAGTTGCACGCCTTGCAGACTGTCTGGCTTTCTTTTGGCCACGCTCTAGCTCATTCACATACCCATCAACAGTATCTTTTGCAATCTTTCTAGTTCTCTTTGACTCTGATGCAGTTTGAGCAGTAACTGCAGCTTGATCGTTAAATGTTTCTACTGTATTGAGTTGCTGACGGGTAACAACTGCTTTACTTTGTCTACTAATCTCTCTTTTAGCAGCAAGTCTAGCCTGTTGCTGTTCTTGTGCCATTGTAGTTGAAAAATGCTCTTGTGATGATGCACCCTTATATGCCAAAGAACTTGGATGCTCTCCAGGAGCTAGCATAAATCTAGGAGAGCCTTTTTCAGCTATTCCTTCTGTGCCAGACTGCATTGCAGCAAGGGCTTGCCTTGCTTTAGAGAATCTACCAAAACCACCAGGTGTAGCAGACATCTGTGCAACTAAATTATTCGGCAGTGCTTTAGCTAAAGCTTCTGCATCTGCTGCTGATTCCTTAATGTTTAAATTAAATTTTTGTGCATATGTCTGAGCTTCAATCAAATCTGACTGCAGCTGTGGAGTCATTTGATTAAATGTTTCATTTAATTTAGATACGGCACCACCCGCAGTCTTCATGTCTACATTAAATTGCTCTACTAATGGACCAAAAGCAACCGTTGGACTTGTACCTGCATTTACAGCACCTGTTGCTTTTACAATTGCATCTTTATTTGCAGATGACCAATTTACTAATTCTTTATTAATTTGGTCTACTGAAACCTGAGCTTGTTTTAAAATTTGTGGCATGTAGATGCTAGCTAGATCACTCATATCTGATGGATTTATAGAAGTAAATCCAACAAGGCCAGCAGTATTTGATACATTAGCACCATAGGCCCTTTGTACAGTTGTTGCAGATTTTCCAACACGTCCTTCTGCACCACTTCCAATTTTGGCCTTCTTGCCAAATGCATATCCAGGAATAGAATCAGCGATCATTCCATTAATTAGGCCACCATACTTCTTAACCATTTCACTAGGAATAATTGCCTCTCCTGGCTCTAGCATTGCAGGAACCTTGTCTCCCTTGCCAGATCCTGGCACCATTACAACGCCACCATCTTGCATCTTTCTTGGCTTACCAATATTTGTTGGAATAGGTGCTACATTAAGAGCAGCCATAGCTGCAGAATTTCTACGATAAGCAGCTGTTAGAGCATCTAGAGTACCTGCCTCAGCAGTAAATCTTTGTATTAGGGTACTGTGCACTTGATCAAGTGAGGCAGCGACTGCAGCTGCCTGCAACTGCTCTTGTGTCATATAGTCAATTTGATCTCCTAGCATATTGCTTTGAGTGCCAAGACCAAGGAATCTTTCACGCAAAAAGGCAAATCCCTTTAATGCATTAGCAACACCGTTAGATAATAAACCAAATGTCATAATTAAGACTGGTCCAAGACCACCAAGAACTGCTGCTGCTGTTACAACAAATTGTCTTACACCAGCATCCATATTATTAAAAGCATTAAGAATTTTTGTTGCAAACTCAACTACTGGCGTAATAGCTTTTAGAAAATCTTCTCCAACTGGAGCAATCGCTGCCTGCAAATCTGCCACAGCCTTTTGGAATTTATAACTTGTTGACTCTTCAAGTCTGCCCAATTCTTTTTGTGATAGTGCAGCCAAATCACCAGTTGTTGCAGCTGCTAAGTCCAAGACTCTTTGTGCTTGGGTTCCACCCTGAATTACGTTCTGGAATAATGTTGATAGACGAGCAAACTGGAATTTTCCAAAAAGCTGCTCAATTGCACGTGCACGGGTTGTTGGATCTAGGTCGTCCAGTGCTTGTGCAAACTCTACAACGATTCCACGAACATCACCCTTATTAGCATCAACAATTTTTTGAATGTTAATACCAAAACCAAGAAGCATTTCGGATGCTTTATCTGTAGGGTTGATTAAGGATGCAAGACCAGACTTTAGGGCGTTTGCACCTTCAGATGCATTAATTCCACCTTCTTTCATTGCAGTCAGGAAGAATGCGAGGTCTTCTACATCTCCACCAAGCTGTTGGATAACTGGACCAGCTTTTGGAATAGCAATTGTTAAATCTTCAATAGAGGTTACAGTTTGGTTTTCAACTGCGTTCAAGAAATCAATTTTTTGTGCTAATTGATCTGCTGCAGTGCCAAAAGCATTAGTTAACGAAATGGTAGTTTCTAGTGCCTGGGACTGTTCAACATTACCAAGTACCGCAAGTCTTGTTGCCTCAGATACCTGTGCTGTAAGATCTGCACCCTGCTTACCCATAGCAGCTGCATCTGCAGCCAAAGACATAGTACCCTCAACGGCAACACCATATTTTGTAAATTCTAGTGCAAGCTCTTGGATCTGCTTAGCCATTGCGTTTGTTTCTGCTTCACTAGTAAATAGTTCTCCATAAACACGCTTAAATCTAATAGCTTGCTCTTCTAGCTTCATAAATGTTTGAGCAGCCCTTGTTCCAAAAATTGATAATGGAATTGTAAAACCAACCATAAGCTGGCGACCAGCCCACTGAGTATTCTTACCAAAATTTAAAAGATTAGTTGAACCCTGCTTCAATAGTTGATTAAAAATTTGCTGTCTTTGGGCATTCATGGCAGTCTGCGTTGCAAGACTTTCCATATCTAGCTTTAGTGGCCTTACAGCAATTGCCTTTAGTGCACCATTTGCATCTCGCCCTAAAGAAATATACTGGGTCTGTAAATCTTTAACACGTTCACGTGCTGTTTTTTCAATAGTATTGAATTCTTTTGCAAATATGTTTCTAAAACCAGAAACTTGAGATGCACCAAACCTAAAATACTCTCCCATAGAGAGTTTATTTTTTTCTAATGCATTTGTAAAAGATTCAGATGAACTTTTTATAGTTTTTATTGAAGCAGAAAATTGACCAGTTGCATTAATATCGTCAATAAGGCTTCGCCTCAGCCGTCTAGCAGAGTCTGCATTTGCAGCTGATGACGAAGCCATCTGTTTTTGGAAGGCCGATATCTGTGCCTGTAACGCCTTAATAGACGCTATGGCATCTGAAGTATCTACTCCAAATCTAATATTTGATTCTATATCAGCCATTACCTATATTTACTCCTATTGGCTAGCTGGTAGGCATGGCTCCCATCAGTGCAGTATCTCCAAGATTAATTCCAGATGCGGCCTCTACAATCTTGTATACTGTTGGAAGGTCCAAGCTTTCCTCTAGCTTTGCCAAATCTTCTGACAGATCTGGCTTGTATTGCTTCATTGCAATTTGAACACATGACATTAACACATCCATTGATTTATCATTGTCATCAGCCACCTTTGCGATATCGGCAAATTGTTTCATAAAGCTACGAAGCAAAGAAATTTTTAATGGTCTAACACTTATCTCTGTTCCGTCTATCAGCTTAATAATTTTTTCTTCATTGACTGTAACAGCCATTACTCCTCCTGAGTTTTATTTATGTTTATTATATCATAGGGGCTATGATTTTTTAGTTAAATCTTCGTACCCCAAGCCCATACCAATGCCAAATCCAGCTTTTTTGGCCGCACTTCCTTGCAATGCAATAATGTCATTAGGATTATCTGTTTTTCCTTTGCTAAAAACTTTTGCCTTTAGCTTTTCCCAGGCATTTTCGTCTGCCCTGCCAGTTTGCTTATCTAGATCTACGCCCTGCATGGCTGCTAAAAATCGCTTTTCTCTATAGTCAGCCTCTCTTTTTGCATTCAGGGTTGTAGTTAGCTCTGGCATAGAAAGAGACAGCTCTAGCTCATCGTAGTCCTTCCATATGCCCAGCAAGAATGCCTCTGATTCTAAGGCAACTAAGTCTATCTCGCTCCACTTAGGAGAACTGTCCTGTGCTTGCTGCTTTACGGTATCTTGCGAACTTTCGTTAATCTTTATGCCAGCAGCAATTTCTAAAATTTTATACATAGTTTTTAAATCTAGATTATCTTCTACATCACTTACCGTTTTAAGTTCAGGATAGTACTGTTTCATGGCTATTCTAATACAGTCAATTAGTATATTTAATCCATCGTCTTCGGTTTGTGATTTTTCGAGATTTTCAAATGACTGCATAAACTCTCTAAGGTATTTAATTTTGAGCGGAGTTATAAATATCTCTGTGCCGTCAATTAGCTTGATGGTGTCTGAGTCATATACTTTGTTAGGCATTAGTCTATTATAGCAAAAACCGCCCCAGAATTAACTAGGGCGGTTTCTCTATATTCAGTTATAAGCTAGTTTTAGCTAGCTGGGATTGTGCGGTCTACAATCTTTCCATAGGATGCATCATCATTTGGAAGCAGACGGAACGAAACCTCAAACATTGTTGCTTCGTCACGCTTTGCACCCACTGTAACGCTCTCAATGGAGAGTGCACGGTAAGCTACGTAAACACGCTCAATCTGGTCAGAAGCTGCACAGTCACCAGTACCAGGACCAACAGCAACCAAACCACGCTCAACTGGACACTCACCAATATCACCTGCGGACAGGTTCATGGTTGGGTTTCCAGCAACTGTGGTCAGATCAGTGTCCTTTCCAGCAACAGCAAAGAGAAGGTTCTCTAGTGTTGATTCTGCAAAGGTGGTATTTAGGTTAACCTGCATACCCTGCTTGTATAGCTTGGCAACGTCTAGAACCTGGTCAACCTGTACCTCACCGAAGTCAGGCTGGAAGACGATCTCTAGGCCGTTCATTGTGTAGCCAACGTTGCGGAAGTCAGCATCGTCAGATAGCGTAGTCTTGAAAGACACGTCATCTACGTATGATGGCAAGTCCGCATCAGTTAGTACACCATCTTCAAATGTGAAGAGAGCAGCTGCACCAACGATAATGTTGTTGCTTGTACCACGTGTATATGCCATATTTTTCACCTCTTTTTTCTATTGAATAAGTGGGCGATGTTTCCTCAAGTTTATTATACCAGGCTTTTCTTATATAGTGGTATCGTTATAAGAGTCATTGCTTGCATCCTCATACCGTGGCCTCGCTGGATCGGACCCCTCTATCAAGGTTCCTTTTGGATATCCCTTTGTGTGATAGCAATAGTCAATAATTATCTTATTGCCAGCATAAGTTCTAGCTGTTCCAAAGTCAATAATGTCCCTTGTTTCTTCTAGCTGATATATCTTAATATCGTGAAAATATACTGGTAAAAACTCTTCTTTATATAGCCCAGTGACTGGGTTATAATCTGGGCTATCCATAATCCATTTGTTTAAATCTTGAGCAGACTCATCTCCACGATCAAGCAGGTCCTGAACAGCCTGTGTTGCAAAAATTAATGCCTCTGGGTCACTTTGCATTTTATAGAAATAGTAAAGAAGCTGCTCATCCTTAATATGAGGAAATGCTTTACGACGCATTTTAAACATCCTATCATAAACAGCAAAAACATCCGCAGATGCTTCTGGGAATGTCTCTGTTAGTGACTCAATGTCTGTTGGTGCCGTTGGAAAAAATCTCATAATGCCAGCACTAAATCTTTCTCGTCCTAAAGCAGATGGTATTTTTTGAGAAAGATAATCATTAATAAAAATAGGTGGATATGAAATAGCCATTAGATTTTACCTGCCTTTGCCATCCAGTTTCTTCCAGTAGCAATGCCTTGTGGCCTACCGCTTCTTTTTGAGATATTTTTATAAAAATCTGATGGGGCACTCAAATACGATAAAATTCCAGAAGACTGCAAATATGACTGTGCAAAATAAGTTGTAAAGAAAGAGTTAAAAACTTTTTCATACTCTCCCTGTACCTGTCCGCCAGGATTGTTTACTATAACTGGATTTGCTGTATAAACTGTTTCTCCTTCTACTTCGAAAACAAGTTTTTTCTTTGGAACTATTGTTACTGGAATACCGTTTTCCATAATTCTAGCTTTATCATAAAACGGAACTCTTGACCCTGCTTTGATGGTTCTAGATTGACTAAATGATGAAAAAACAGAAAGCCCGCCTCCACTAATTGTATAACCAATATCAAATAATCTTGCATTTGGAGACCCAGTCTGATTCCACTCATACATGTGGTGCAATAATTGTGGAGTAACCCTAGCATTTGCATCTATATATTGTTTTAGGCTTTCTATTATATCTCTGCTAGCGTTGGCCCAAAACTCTGGAAGCCCTTGCTTAACTCCCTCAAAAAATCCAAAACTATATCCAATGATATTCTTTATATCTTTCTTAAACTGGGTATCGTCTATAGTTAATCTTAGCATTATACATCAGCCGCCTGATTTTCAGATCTGCGAAGGATAACCTTGTAATATTCAACATTACCAAATGGGCCAACAAATGGCTCCTGAGTTGCAATTTCAAAAATTGTTGACTTGCCATTTCTAATACCAGATGTTTCTAGATAAATGGGGTTGCAGTTCTTGTCTTTAATATTAGTTACAATCACATTTGTAATAGCATTGTTTGACTCTCTAGCAGAAATCCTAATATCATTTTTAATTCTTCCAATTAAAATTGTATCTTTGGTAATATTTACGTTTGGCACAACCTCTTCTTTAAATGCCGTGCCTGCTGGATTTACATTAATTGCAATTGTTTTATCTAAAATCCAAGTTTTCTTTACGTTGCCCAAGGCACCCTGCTCAACAATTGGATAAAATATATCAGCAACCATTGGAAAAGCAAAGTCTGTTTTGTCTGCACATGTCATTACAAAACTCCCAATGTTTTAATAGGCTTATTATACTTTGAAAGTATTTTATCTACTAAAATATTCCCCGTTCCATCAAATACGCCAGCATCAAATTTAATTTTAAACTGGTCAGTGTTGTAGTCAGAAATATATCTCTTGTAATAGTCTAGTTTTCCACATTCGATATCTTCAACTAAAAGCTCTGTGGCTCTTACAATATCTGATGGTATCTTTTTATACCCAAACTCTCCAACAACCAAATAGTCGAATCCTCTTGGAAATCCTCTATAAACGAAATTTAAATCTAGCATATCTGAGCCAGCAGCTGGCAAAAGATTAGGAGCTGCCTCATTTCTATTGATCGTCTCAGATGTCATTTCCTGAATACCGAACCTTGTCTTATCAACCTCATACTTAATATCATATGAATCTGGGTCTGATGAGTCGAAGATCAGGGTATTGTTTTCATAAAGCTTAAGAAGTTTTCTTATATTGTCCCAGACTGGCAATAGATCTGCACCAAGACCTACAGTAGAGTAAACCTTTTTCTTGTAGTAAAACCCATCTTCTATTACTGAGTCAATAATTGCCCTAGCTAATTCTTCGTTTTTGCGATAGGCCTCAATATCGCTTGCAGTGTCGCCTTTTGTATTTGGATCAACATATGGCCTAACAACATCCACAATGTATTCTTCATCGTCTACAGCAATGGTGTATGTATTGTCATAGTCTGCTGGCAAAGCTATAGTTATTTTTGAAGATGAATTAGAGGTAACTTCTTCAATAGTTACTGAAGAGTCCGCCATATCAAGAATGCTATACTCATACTCAGTGTTTGGTGCACTAACAGTAATTGTAACATTTGTATTATACGGCGGAACTCTTAATATCTCCATTTATTTATTAAACTCCTGAGCAACCTCTTGTGGTGTTGCAAGTCTTGTGTGATTACGAGTAAGCCACTTTTCTGCCTGCTCTGGAGTTACCAAGTTATAACCCCTATAAACCTTTCCAACCCCACTCCAAGTTACATTCTTGCTTGAATGAATAGCAACCTTTTCAACCTTGGTCTCTTCTTTCTTTGCCGAAGTATTTGGCTTCTTGGCTACTTTGCCAGTACCAATAACTCCATTTTCAACAGCAGTAATTCCCTGAACAGTGCCGTCACCAACTACAGAATTCTGAACTTTGTTAGTAATTACATTTTCTGGCTCTGCAACTAGTTCAGCTGCTTTTTCTGCCTCTTTAACTGCCTCAGCATATTTTTCAGTCAAGCTTTCATCAATGAATGCCTGGAATGATTCCGCCGTCTCTTTCGAGATAAGAGGCTCTTCTTGCTGTAGCACAGCAGGAATAATTTTTTCATTCTTGTTTTCTTCTGACATATATTCTCCCTATATTTACTTTAATTATAACAGATTAATGAATAAGAGGGCAGGAGCTAGATGCCCCTGCCCCCTCAATTTGTTTCTATATTTTAGCTGTCAGCAGCTGCGTCAGCGAACGCAATAGCGTCCTCTTCTTCCCACTGTACACCAAAACGGACGAATACTGTGTATTCAATTGTGTCCTTCTTTGGCTGGTACATACGGTTTACAGTAATGTCCCTCTGGAATCCCCAAACACGGTTGGCTGGGAATGTGAGGTCTACGTAACCATCTGGGTAGTAAGGAACTTCCTGAACGTCAATGCCTAGAACACGAGTAGTGCGAGCACCACCAAATGTCTGGCCCTGTCCATCTAGGTAAGCCTGGGTGTTAGCCGCAGTGTTACCATTCTTTCCAAGAGCCTCAGCAATTGCGTCAGACAGTGTACCGTTGTTCTTAACGATACCCTGGAATGCGTCCGTACCTGCGTAGAACTTCAGGTTTGACTTGATTGCACGGTACTTACGTGGCATAGCAAGAATAATTTCCTGCATAACCTCTGGTGTCCATGCGTTGTCAGCGACTGTTACTACAGCCTCGTGAGCATCTCCATTGGTCTTTACCTTGTTAACGAAACCATTCATAATTGAAAGGAAATCGTCTGAGCCAGTTCCTGTACCATTGATTGCTAGGTCTTCAATGTCATTTGCAAATGCATTTGTCATCAAACGAACTAGGTGATCTTCTAGTGCAGCCCCCTCAATACCATCTTCTAGAGCCTCTGCTGAGACTTCCCAGTCAAGACGGATCTTCTTGGTTGATAGCTCAACCTTCGAGAACTGAGCACCAGTGTTTGTGTAGTTACCTACAGCCTGTGCAGCTGCACGGATTACACGCTCACCAACGTTCACCTTCTCAAGCTCCATGGTGTTAGCTCGCATAGTTACACGACGACCATCCTTGGCGAGTACAGTTGCATCCCATACGTAGTCGATAAAACGACGTGCCTGTTCAGGGCGTAGAATACCACTGCCTGCATCACCCGAAGGATTTACGGCGTTTGGTCCAGTTGTTAGACCATATTCAGCTGTAGGGATATTGCCTAGTGTGTTAAGGCCTGGATCTGTAACTCCACCAACACCACCAGATGCAAACGCACCCTGACCTTGGAAAGTTCCAGGAGCAGTACCTCCTAGTTCACCAGACTCACCTGGCTGATTCTTAATAATCTCTTCCGACATATTGTCACCTCCTAAGTGATTTTTTCTTATCTAAATAAGTCGGCAGTTTTGAGGAAACGTCCGCCCCATAGGGATTTTTCAACCTTTTCTGGTTGATCCTGTACGATCTCGCCTAGATCGCCAGACTTACGAAAAGCGGTGTCAGCTTCCACAGCGTCAACTCGCTTTCCAAAATTGTCAAATTCTGACTTGGCCTGAGAAAGCTCTCCCTTTACAGAAGATAGCTCTCCCTTGACGATGCCAAGAGATTTGTTTAGCTCTGAAACTTGCTCGTGCAGAGACTTAACAGTTTCAGCTAGATCGCTAAAGGCTGATGTAAGAGTGTCTTTAATGTCAGCTACTGCAGTAGCAATAACCTCGTCTGACTTTGATACTTCTTCCTTAGCTGCTTCTTCCATGTCTTCAGACTTCATTGTTTCTTCTTCGTCTTCCTTCATGTCGTCAGCCCTTTTTTCCTCTTCGTCCATGGACTTTTCTTCCTTGTCCTTGTCTTCTTCAGAATAGGCCTTCTCTACGTCAGCTGTGGTTTCGGCATCTGCCTCTGGAGCGACCTGTGCTTCTTCAACTACATCGTCGTTCTTTTCAACGACGTTTTCAGTTGTTTCGTTCATAGGATCTTCCTCCTTTTTCATCTTAGAAGTATTAATGCCTTTAGCACTATCAACTAAGAACTTTATCATTTCTGATTTTTCGCTGTCATTCTTTTCAACGAAACCTATGTTTTTCATTAGAGTTCCATTAATTGGACTCTCTTCTGTTTCTTCTGATGATACCTTTACGATACCATTTTCTCTATCCCAGAAAACATTCTCAAACTCAACGTCAAGGTTTTCCCCCTTGATCATATCTACGCCATTCACCTTTTCAACAGACAGAATATTTGCAAACTGATTTGCTGGATTGTCTACCAAGGATAGCTCAATTAGATCATAGTCTTTGATTATGCGAATAGTCTTTTCCATTTTTTCATCATACATATCATCATACTTATTCATCTTTCCGCCAATAGAAAAACCAGAAAGTGTACCATCTAAAACTTTTTCCCAGGTGTTTTGTGCACCCTTAGAAATATATGCAGATACAAAAACGCCAGAATAAAACTTCTTGCTTTCTGAATCAAAGTATCTGTCTTCTTTAAAATTAACCATCTTACCAACAGAGATTGGTTGATGCATTTCACGAATGTTGCCACGGAACTTGGCAAATGCCTTGAGAGAAGCTTCCGTAGTCACTATATCTGCCTGCTTGTCAACATTATCAAGTGTGGCAAATCCAGAAACGATTCTACGCTCCTGATCAACCTTGCTGAATGGCATAGACAAACGAACGTTGTCTCCATCCATATCCCACTGTGCTTTAGATATAGTCATTGTATTCTAATTATATCGCTTTTTTATCAAATTGTTATAAACAACATACCATTATAGCAGTTTTTATTCTGATGACGGGCCTTCGCCCTGAGCGTTCCTTCCTGATATAGTGGCTGGGCTATCTGACGCATTATTTGTTCTTTCTGTATCTCTTTGCCTATTACCAGCTAAATTTGCCCTAGCGTCTGTAGCCTGTCTTGGCGACATTACAAAGGGGCTATCGCCATCTGGCCTCTGTGGTAGACCAAGGGCCTCCCTGGCTTCATTTGGAACCATAATCTGTGTCTTTACATATCTTTCCAAAATTTGAGACTGGGCTATCTCATCTGTCAAAGTTAGCTCATTGAACTTTAACTCCAGAATGTCAGTCTTTTCCTTAACAATTCTATTTACTAGCTTCTCAATGGTTCTTTGTAGTGGCCTTGCTACCTGCTCTTTAAACGTTCTATCCTGAGAAAGAGAGGCTGCAATATTAGAAGCATCGGAGCCTCCGATCTTTGAAAGTGGAACTTGGTGTGCAATTAGAATGTCATCACGATTTCGTAGCCTGTATTCGTTAAATGAGGCTTCCTGGACACCATTCTCAATAGGCTCCATCTTAAATTCAACCTTATTTTGCTCAGTATCTCCTGGTAGCGGAATATATAGGGTTCTGTGGCTTTGGCCTTTTAGATTTGTCTGTAAGAATCTAAACAGTTTATCTTCTGCCTCAGAGGATAGCTTTGCACCCTTAAGAGTAACCACATAGCGTGGCACAGCTTTATTGCTAAAGTAATCAATGTTGTATTGTGATGCAAGCTGGTCTCCGTGTAGCGAAGAGACGGCAGACATAATATCTGGAATTCCATAATAAGTGTTTAGTGGAGAGTATTGCTTAAAGTGAATAATCTCATTTGGTCTTGGATCTCCAGTAATTGGGTTTGCATTATTTGCCCCAAAATTTCTAAAGTAAACAACCTTGTGGCCAATAACCTGAACAAAACCATCTTTTAGTCTACGAACACGAATTGTGGTGGCTGGGATATGACCAATGTATCCAATTTCCCCACGTACTGTTCTACCAACTTCAAGATATCCGTTGCCAGTTGATTCGTAATCAGTTAGCACCTTCATCATAAGATTAGTAAAAGACTCTTCGTCATTAAGATTCTCTAACCAGTCACGCATCTCAATCTTCATTCTTTCAATGCGTCTACGTGCCTTATCCCTGGCAGAATCGTTATCATTAGACTCTAGGGCCATCATAGTTCTATCAGAAACATGGAAATCATACCCAAGACCAACGGTATTTTCTACCTTTGCATCAATGGCTGCGTGATTAGCAAAAGATGTATCATAGAAGTTAGCTAGCTCATATAAATTCCATGGTGGAGTAATGACATCGAACATGCCATAGCCGTTGCGATATACGCTTCCTGGATTAATTTCTTTTGAAGCTGCTCCATTAGCTCCAGAATTAATTGCTAAGGCACTATCTAGATAGGCTGGAGATAATGTATTAATATTTTTTGGAACCTGCGTGTCATAGGCCTTGGCCATTCTATCTGACCTACGCTTAAAATTCTTATCTAGTCCAGAAAGACTCTTAAGGTCATCCCAAGACTTATTAAATGGGTCCTGCTCCTTAAAAGCATTATTTTCTGACTCTGCCTCTGGTAGACCAAGATCTCTAATATAAAACTCTTCTGCCATTATCCTTCGTCTCCATACATCTCAAGTGTCTTTTTAGCAGCTGCTACAGCACCAAGGTCATTAAGGTTTGGGATCAGCCCCTGTTGCATTCTGTCTAGCTGCTCTGAATATTCTTCATCAGTTACACGGCCCATGCCAGCAAAAAATACTGGCTTGCCGTTAGGCTCTCCATAATGTGCTGCAGCTTGGCGAAGCTTGTGCAGCTGTATTTCGTCACCCCTATGGGACGGAATGTTTAGAATGTTTCCCTGACCATCCGTAAACCATTTTCCGTTTTCTCTCTGCCAAACATAGATCCCCCAATCATAGTTTTTGTCTAGAACTGTGATCTTAGACTTACCAATTTGACCAGGTTTTTGTTTTTTCATAACCACAAGTATACCACATTATACTGCCTGGTATACCTGAGAACGCCACTCTATGTTTTCTTTGACCGAATATTGATAATCTCCAAACACAGACTCTATTTCATCATCAATAATTATCTTATTTGTTCCTGTGTATATCTTATATATATCGGATGGGTCAACTCCATAAAAGCTAGTTTTTGAAACATACAGCACTCCATCCCAAAGATATGATGGCCAAAAACCCCAGTCTAGAGTTAATGAACCAAGGTTTTTGACCTTAAGCCAGGGCCTTTCAATTTTATTTTGAACCTCCTGTAGGCTCGTTGACTTATAGTAAGAAATGTTGTTATATGTTAGTGGTGCTGTTAGCCTAATTGCTCCAGCAAAATTTGAAAATTCTTGGGTATTTGCAAATCTTATACCCAACATTGCCCACTCTTTTACAGTCAAAGTTGGGTCTTTCACAATCTTTCCATTTAAGTAAAATGCTATTCCATTTTCTAGCTCTCCCCTGGAATTAATAGCATAAACCTTTGCACGTTTTCCAGATGGGTGATTTGCAACAGCATATACCCTAATATAAGAATTTCTACTTTGGATTTCAAAGAGCTGCATTGCTCCATATGGGAAAAAGTCTTCATCAAATCTTAATGCCATCTGCATTGCTATAACCTTAAAATTATCTGATTTTGAGTTATTCAGTGGTATGGAAATACCCCTATTTATTAATGGATCGTATCCGCCCCTTATAGTTATTCCACTATTTCTAGTCAAGTATAAGTAGGGTGTGCTTCCCTTATAAATAGAAAATGGATTTTGTTTTTTATATGTAAGATAGAAGCCTTCTTTTCTATATGGATAAATATCATTACCAAACCTAGTTCCAATAGCTGTTGGTATCGTGTCGGAAAGTGCCATTGAGGCATACTCTAATGATTTAATAGATACTGGAGTATTTTTAATATTTCGAGAGGCTATCTCAATATGTGTAACAATGGCCAGGTCATTAAAAGATATTGATTTTGGTGGATAGATGATCATATTATCAACAATTTCATATTTTGTATTTAGCCAATTTGATCCAGGAACAATGATATTGTTCTTTGGTGCTAACTCTATATTTGTAAAAGTTGATAATGGACTGTTGGCTCCGCTTTCAAGTAGCTGAAATGTAACATATGTCTTTACTATAGAATTTGAAGTATCATACTTATACGTATTTGCTGATTTATTTTGCAAATCTTCATAATTCTCAAATCCAGTAAATAGTTGATTATCTAGTGATTCGTATGTTCTTTGTATTGGGTTTGAGTATTCTGACTGTAGCTCTGCATATGTCCATGAGTCTTCTTCTGTCTCTTGAATAAAAATAGAGGGAGCTGGATAGTTTATATTAAATTGTATAAAATCTAGATCAAGCCTTGTGTCACCTCGTGAATCAATGGATTCTTTGGCAAAAAATGATAATGGAATTTGGTCCTGCCATGAGGAGTCTGCTTCGGCTAATATGCCAAATCCAGATAGGTCATACCCTGCAATGATTCCATAACTGGGTATATGATTTTCTAAAACAGCATAGGAGTATTGTCCAAGAGTTCCTCCGTCATATAAAAATTGAAAAATAGCAGATTCCTGAACATCTTCTCCAGCATCTGCGGTATTTGTATATACAGCAGAGCCATCAATAAATGTATCAACAAAGCTTAGTCCATCAGCAGCAAAAATAGAAGAAATCTTAGATAGATTTTTTGACGAACAAAAGCCAATCTCATATATATTCCCCAAGAATGTATTTGATAAATTTTTTGTTGAACCAACATAGACAGACATTATGGCTAACTTTCCAAAAAAGTCTGCAATTTTTTCACCATAATAATTAGAGAATTTTTGTAAATCTATTCCAATAACCGTTTTTTCTCCAACTCCATTTAAATATTGTCTAGATTTTGATAGCAATGTTGAGTAGCTTCCATTTTCATATAGCTTGTAATTAATGCTATCATTATCTAAAGTTATTTCAAATATGCTTTTTGTTGCTCTATTCTCAATTGCAATTAGAGTTTGTTCTGTAGTGGGTGCTGATATCTCTTTACAAATAATGTAAAAAGCCTTTAGCTGCTCATTAGCGAGATTAAGATTTTCAAAAAATAACTGGCCATTAGTTGAGTTCCAACTATTGTTTGGTCTAAATTTAATAAAGCTTTCTGGAAGCTCATTTTGAGCATCCTCTAGATCTATTAGCCATTCAGTGTTTGTTTTGTTGCTAAATTTGGCCTCTGGAACAGGATATTGCGGAAATTCAATAGCATTACCATTAATAATCAAATTGTCATATGCACCCTGGTTCCATTTCCCTAATGACGGATATTGATAATTTTTGGCATACTTTGAAAATGGATAATCAATAAAAATAGAGCTTCCGCTGTAAGCATTATTAATGTTTTCTGGAAACTCAACCCCCTGGCCATAAATAAATCTTCTTTTAGCAACCTGAAGTGGAACCCTATACCCATAAATGGCAACACCGTCAATTTCAATAGGAGACACATCTTCATATGACCAAAAACCTAACCAATCATTATCTACATTAATAGTATTAATTATTTGATTTTTTTCTGGAAAGCTTATATTGTCTATATCTATAAAGACTTCTCCGACCTGTTCTCCATTAATAAATAAACTTATAGAAGATGTCGAATATCTTATCTGTATCAACATTGGCCTATACCATTCGCCAACATAATGCCTAATTATGTAGTCTCCAATCTTTAATATTAACATTGGTCCCTGCACAAAAATTCCATCAGTGCCGTGAATATTTCCAAAAATTTTTCTTGCAATCGTAGTAGAATTAGAATTAATTTTTGCCCAGAATTCAAAAGTGTACTCTTTATATTTACCAGAACTATTTAAAAATCCTTGTCCAGGAATTAATAAAGACGGTATGAGCAAATTATTTTGTTGAATGATTGTGCTATTTGATGCACCAAATACCATTGGTATACTAGAGTTTTTGGCAGCTAAAGCATTATCAACAACCAGATAATATCCATTAAGGTCTTGTAGCCCGTATGCCTTTGCCTCAATTCCTACTAAATCTACCATTCCCAATATATTAGATGGAATATCCACTGTTGATACACCCAGAGATGAAGCGTTAAACTCTTCTGACCACTGACCAAAAGAAATGCCATTAACTAAAAATCTATAATTCGATAGCGTATCTCCAGTAAAAAATTTAGCCTTAATTACAATTCTTGCAGAAACATTATCGTTTGGTATATCAAAAGTTTCTGATAAGAAAATCCAACTGTCTGAAACTTCCGTTAAATAAAACTTTGTTTTTTCTACTAACTCTCCACTAGATTCATCAAAATATTGATATCCAATTTCAAAGCCAGAAATATAAGGGCTTTGTGTATATAAAAATGCACCAACAGCAAAAGTAGAAAGATTGCTATTGAGAGTATCTAAATTAATTAAATTTGGACTAACAGCGGATATATAAAAAGAATCGCCAGTAGCTGATAATGCAGATATTTCAGATACATAGCTGCTTGGAAATGGCTCATCTAAAGTACTAGTATTATTTTCAGCAGTTCCATTATCTATATCCCATAAACGCAAGTCTCTGTTTGTCTCAGATATAAGTGATACATAGTCTGCCCTGTCATCAAGAGGCCAGAATGCTATTGGATGCTCAGAAAAGATCTTTTCGGCATATAAACTAGATGGAGTAGACATAAATCACCACCTATAGTTTACCATAAGTAGTCTACGTATACTTGCTATTTAGAATATGGCTAACTTCTAGGTGATTTACATTAAAATGTTTCGGCAATGACGCTACCCATCTGATAGCCTCTGCCATATCTTCTGCAGCTAGAGCATGGTTCTTTTTTTCAATTTGGGTATCTATGGTGCCAGGGCAGATTTCTGTAACCTTAATCCCATACTCAGGGAACTCCATTCTCATGGTGTCTACTAGTGCCATCATTCCTCGTTTTGCATTGGTATAGTTACCTCCGCTTCTATAAGGAATTTTTCCAGAAAGAGATGTTATAAAAATAATAGTAGGAGACTCTGACCTTTTTAGGCATGGAACAAACAATTGAGACAGATACATTGGCCCAGAAACATTTATTTCGTATGCTCTTCTAAAGTTATCCATTGTCTCTCTAATAATGTTAGTTGGCCCAGAGCCGCCACCAGCATTATTGACTAGAAGATCGAGAGATATGTCATTATATTTTTCATAAAATGCCTGTATTTCTTTTTCTTGAGTGATATCCATTCTATAGGTTTCAATATTTTCTGATTCAAGCTCTGATATTTTTGATAAATCCCTAGACACTGCGATTACCCTGTATCCATTTTCAGAAAGTAGCTTGACGGTAGCATACCCCACACCCTTACTAGCTCCAGTGACTATTGCAGTTTTCATAATCCCAAAGACTCTATATCTTTTTTATAATATTCTTCAAACTCAACCCAAAATGGAATTCCATTAACCATCTTCATATTTTCTGGAATTCTATTAAACTTTCTACGCTCTTCTTCTATCTCTGCCCAAGAATCTTTGCCGTATTTTTCTTCAAGCTTTAACCAAAGAGGATGTCCAGGATATCTATATTTCCAATATGTCCTAATTATATATTTTTCTCCACTTGTTACAGAGTTTACTCCATGATAATGTGGATGTCCAGACATAAAAACAACAACATCTCCAGCCTCTGGTTTATAAACATAATCTTCTTTAATTATATTAATATCACTTTCATCTAAAAATCTAAATAAAACCTCTCCGCCAACATAGTTATCATTTAGATAAAAAACTGCAGTTATTCCAAACTTATCTCCAGGCTGATAAGAAAACTCTCTCTGATAGTCTGTATGATAGTGCATTGCAAGTGGAACATCTAAATTTGTTTTATATTTTGCTATATTCCAACTATCATAGACCCAATTATCAATATCTGGATTATTGGCTTTAACATATAGGCTAGTTATTTCATAAAATAAGTTGTTTACTTGATTTTCAAAATGTCTGTCTTGATTACGATGTCCGAAACCCTCTTCTAACTTATCTTCCCACTCTTTTCTATTTGGGAATTTTTCAAAATAAGATGGGTTAAATATGCCGCCCTCTGCATATTTTCCAAAAGTATACCAATCATGCCACTCTCTATTT